CAAATGCTCTGCGTCCCTCGGCGGTAATTATAGTGTATCAGAAATTTCGTCAAGTTGCCCCAACTAGTCTATTCATCACTTACACCTTCCACCCGCTTCCCGACAGGGACCGCTCTCGTGTTGCTAACGCCGGTTTGGTTAGACCGCACATACAATCCATGTTCTATCATGGCTTCTGTGTGAAACTTTTCCGTTTCAGAACCACCCGTGTGTGTCATCACACTTCTTATCGTCTGGGTCAGACTAGCCAATGACAATTGGCACGTTAGGAGAGAGCCACGGTTGCAGGACCTAGTGCCTTTTGCAAGGGAAGTATCCAGGCGGTGTGGCTCTCAAAAACTTAAATATCTTCATCCTCATCATCCCACTCGCCGGTGTTATGACCATAGCCTTTTATGGTTCCCATCAACACTTCGGCATCATTTACTACAAAAACATTATACTCTTCCCTGACCAGTGGTCTTGGGGGAGGTGGTGGTCTACGGCCACCTGTGGTGGTCTGTAGGGGCAGTACTGTGACTTTTTTTGTTTCAGGATTGGCTTTGGAGATTCGACCCAAAACGATTCTGTTGTTGTGTGTACATAACACAGTGGCGTCCAGTTGAATTTCTGTTCCTATGATATCCCTAAGACCTTTACAGTACATAATGTCCTTTCAAGTTAAATGGCGGTCCCAACGGGATTCGAACCCGTGACTTCGCCGTGACAGGGCGATGACTTTACCCCTAATCGATAGGACCTTGTTTGGTGGAGACGACTGGAGTTGAACCAGTAGTGCCTTTCGGGCGGCGGATTTACAGTCCACTGGGGTTACCAATTTTCCTACATCTCCATGATGGAAGCACACCAGACGAGGCGACCCTGTGGCCACAAGTTCCTGCTTATCTCTGGTGTATTAAACATGGTACTCGGTACCGGATTCGAACCGGTGTGAATGCCGTGAAAGGGCACTATCCTGGGCCACTAGATGAACCGAGCAAAACTATATGAAATCGCATTAGGGTGTTTGATAGAGATTACAGTTTTGAACCTGCCCTACCGTGCCGTCCACGGACTTGTCTATCAACCACATTACAGGCCAACGGAGTCCGGCGTGCCTCGCCCTTGCGGGTCTGCTTTCGTGTATACCTAGTAGAGCCAGCCCGTCAGCTGGTATAGTTCTCTACTAGGGTACCTACCGGAGTTGGTAACCTAATACGGTTTCATATAGCGCCTGCAAATTACACAGGGCTATATAAGAATTTAAATTTTAATGAACTTGACAACTAGTCTCTATCGACTGCATTGTTTTCTAACTAGTCTCTAGTATAACAGATTATGCAATTATGAACAATCTGTTTTTGGATAACCCTACATTGCATAGGGTTAATACTTGAGTGTTACATGGTGCCCCAGGACGGACTCGAACCGTCACGCTCGCGCACTGGCTTCTAAGACCAGCGTGTCTACCAATTTCACCACCGGGGCAATTTCTAACTCAAACTCTAGTATAACAGATAATCAATTAAAGGTCAATTACTGAGTGTTGTATTTAAACAACATATTCAAAAACACACTGGTCCCTATCGATCCGGTCAGCGGATCCGCATCAGTAGTTTATCTTTCTACCTGCCGCATTATTCATCCTGTGTGTTTATGAATATCCCCTGTTGCCAAGGGATATGACAGGGGCAATACCCTGACCAGGAGTCTTACTGGGCACGTTTTCGCCATGCCTTTCATGTGTCCTGTCCGCCCGTTTAGCCATTTTCAAGTGTGGCAGCGACCTCGTTTCGCATAGCACTAAAACAAAAAACCCTGGGTGTTTAGTCCAGGGTTCTTAAAAATCTTTTGTGTACTTTGTTAATTTACACGATCCTCTAAGAACCCCTTACAAATCTCTGGTGTGCGATCATTGCTGTTGACATTCGCAAACAAAGACCAATAGGCTGACATGCCTAGTCCGGGCTGTTGTTTAAGTGAATGACATAGAGTTGTTTGCATCATAGTTCCTATTATACGTTTATTTAGTATTTGTGTCAACAATTATTTTATTTAGCTTAACCAAAATTTTTACTTAAATACCATATGTTCCAACCTTACCAACCCGATTGGTGCTACTACAAAGTCAGCATTGAAAATTTACAACAGATTCAACAGGAATCGGTAGCAGTGTTTGACAGCATCACCGGCGGTGTTGTTCCTGATGATCCAGAATTCAAGATTGTGGAAGATCTTGAATCTCGAACTCCGTTACTACGAACATATCTGGATAACATAGGGCTACAGGATCGACAATATTTTGCTGGCCTGGTAATATCAACCAATGGAAAAGAATTTCCAATCCACGTGGACAACATCAACGGGTCAGATCGATTTGTTGCACTGAACATTCCTTTGATCAATTGTGACCGTACCTATACTGCCTGGTACGATGCTGATATTACTCAACCGTTGACTGACATTGGAAATTATGCACAAGGCATCAACAGCAACACCGAGCAGGCCATCACTACCTACAATGGACTTTACTATTGTGAAAATAGTGTAGAAATTGCACGTACCGAATGTGATCAACCCATGCTGGCCCACGTGGGTCGTCCACATAGAGGCATTGTTGAGCATCAAGATCTACGTGTGTTGCTGACTGTGCGCTTTAGGCCCGAATTGACTCGCGAAGACTTCAAGCGATTTCAGTTGGCACACGATCTGTAAGATCGCAGTTTTCATACCCGAAGGTGATACGGTGTAGCACTCTTGACGCCATTCCATCAAAATGCCAACGCTTGTGAATACCCAACCATTGTTCTGCTAGAACAATGTCACCGTCTTGCCAATCATGGTGATACACATACTTTTCGTTCAGCACGTGGTCGCGCAATTTGACAATTACTGCCCGGCTTTCATCTTCGGTCATGCCGTCAATTTGATGAATTTGCAAAAATGGAAAAAATAGCCCGGTGCGTCCTGCTATGTTTGTTTGTACCAGTTCAGGACGATATTGGTAGTTGATATCAATGGGTTTTCCAAAATCGTCTGTGCTGTAACTACCTTGTTTGTATCCATTGATCAAACGTAGAGTTTGGTAGTATTCTTGATCCTCTGAGGACAAGTCATTGTAGGACATGATGTTGTTGATCCAACTGGTTCTACTGCCTGCTGTGCCTCGTTCGCCGTATAACCATACCAGGGGTTCTCTATTGGGATTTGCCGGATGATTACAATGCCAATCAAGATCGCTCACGTGTCCAAACAGGCCAGGACGACCGTGTTCATCTAACTCTCCAGTCACACGCAAGGCTTTGTCATCGGAACCTGGTACTACTATGGCATCAACATCTCTGCCGGCCCCGGCTCGATACTGCGAAAAATCTTCCAACTGACCAATTTTTTCACAGATGGCTATTTGTTCTTGTATAGTGAGACTTTGATTCCGTATCACAACCACAGTATTGGTGGCCAACAAATAGGCAATGGTATTCATTTGCTGTTGCGTTGCTGTCTGCAATGCAACATCTTCTACTAGAACTGTCCAACCGTTTTGGTGCAAGCAAAGTTTCATATTACCATTGCTCTTTGAAAATATCAGACCAGATTTTGAGTTTTTCACGTTTGCGGTCACTGGCTGCCATGACTTCGTTGGCATCAACAACTCCAAACTCTTGAGCCAACTGTATCATACACATTAGGTCACCAATTTCTTCTGTGAGCTTGGCTCTGTTGCTGACACCAGCTTTGAGATGTGTGTTGTCTATGCCGAATCTACGACACTTGCTGATCATTTGAATCACTTCAGCACATTCCTCTTGGAGAATGTCCATTACTTCGGTTTCTTTTGAATACATATATGTTACCTTTGTTTGGTCCGGCTAGCAGGAATCGAACCCACATTCTGGAGGTAGAAGCTCCATGTATTATCCATTATACTATAGCCAGATATCTGGTACGAGTACCCGGAGTCGAACCGGGACGCATCAAGCGGGGGATTTTAAGTCCCCTGGGTCTACCAATTCCCCCATACTCGCGTCCTGTTTTGTTAGTACCAATTCAATATCTTCAACCACAGGTGCTACCTGCATATCGGTGTTGTCGTTGACATCCTTGACCATTGACTCAGCGGCCTGAGCCGCTTCTACTTCCGTCAAGTAGGCACGTTCAAAAATTCTGTTGCCGTCGGGCATTTCTGCCATTGCTAGATATATTTTCATTGTATACTTTCTTTTGGTGGGCCCACGTGGGATCGAACCACGACTCAAGGGATTATGAGTCCCCTGCTTTACCATTAAGCTATAGGCCCGATGCGTGTATTATATATGATAGTTGAATTTGTGTCAAGCAGATTATCTGCGTTCACGTCCAAGACCTTTTGTGGCGGATCTTGTTTCTGGTTGGCGCCCCGGACGAGAGATCTTGTCTGCACTCATACTGGCATCAGGATTTTTGAGTTTCATTGCAGGTTCTGGTGGTGCATCACTTACACCGGCACCAGGCTCAATATCAGACTTGGATTTCTTCTTGCCCTTGTCGCCTTTGTTGGGAGGCACTATCATGAATCCTGGACGATTGTTGCCAGCAATGTGACTGGGTGCGTGATAATCAAACTCAAAGTTTAGATTACCAAATGGTTTACTGGTAATTGCCAGCTTGCCGTCTTGTGTGATATCCACATGTCCAAGTTGACAGTTCAGTTGTTGTATCATGTCATTCATGATATCTTTGTACTGTTGACTGTCTGGTCCGCGTTTGATCTTAAATTCAAAACCTTTACCTAAACAATAGGTAATGATGTTGGCAGCACCGTCCACATGATCGTGGTCATAGCTGTATTTGCCAGCAATACCAGCCTGTGGTTTGTTGGCAGTATTTCCCAGATAGTACGCAGAATCTGTTGGCATACCAACATTGATTCCCCAACCTCCAGCCTGTGTGGCAGGCAGTATCATTTTTAAGAAGCCCGTATAGTCAAGTTTTTTGACCAAGGGCTCCAACAAAGATTTTAATTCACTAAACTTTTCAAACTCGCCTCCCAGTATGTTGACATAACTTAGATACTCGGGAGTTTGGTTCAATGCTGCCGCATAGCAGATTCGATCTACAACCTTACCTTCTTTTTTGCTGGCAGTTTGCCAAACTTTGATACTGTTACGGAACATGGTTTTCTTACCTTCGTCGGTAAGTGTGGCATCATATTCATCCAACAGGCTACCGAGACTGTTCATACTGGTTCCCGATCCACCTAGGGCTTTGACACTGTAACGTACCTTGCCGCCTACAGTGACATCAATCAGTTTTTCGTTGCCCGATGGGAAATTAATGGTCTCGCCTTCATCAGCCATGGCCAATGGTGCAAGAATCTCACCAAAGTCTTGACTTATCATACCACGTATGGGATTTACATATTCTAAACTGTCCGGGCTCAATTGTCCAGCGCCTCGAGCTGTGGCCATGTCAACCAATTCGATCAGAGCGGTGGCCAACTTTTCATTTCGGACCTTGGACTTGACTGCTGATTTTGTAGAGTCTGCCAATTCTTTACGATTGTCATATGTGCCGTCTAAACCCAGTTTGACTGGTGTCAAATCCTTGCGATTCAATACCAAATCACCGGCAGCTCCGGCAAAACTTTGTGCTGTCTTGACTCCACGTAAAACAAATGTAAATGTTTTACCACGACCCACATAACTGTAAATGTCGAACTGTCCACTAGATATAGACTGCAATTCTGTTAGATCGGGATTCTGCACTAGTCCTAGACCTTCGGCAGCCTGGGCTAACTGTGCAGGAATAACATTACTCATACGAATCACTGCCAGGCGTCCAGATTTTAGACTATACTCGGGTTTAGGATCTTCAACTCCGGCATCCTGTAGCCATGCTGTCAATGCAGGAATAATAGCATTATAGTCGGCCTTGTCTGCGTAGTCCGGCTCTTCTACTGGTTGTTCTTCTGTTGGTGGTTGCTGTGCCTTGATCATTTGATCTATTCCTTCTACAAGACGGTTGATTTCAAACTCCAAAGACGTATCTTCAGTTCGGGCAATGAGATTAATTAGGTCACGCATAGTAAGTTATTTATCGCGTTCGATGTCCAATTCTTCGCAGGCTGTGCCATACTGTATTTCTACAATCTTGCAGGGTGCGTCAAAGGGATTACGAATACGGTGCCAATCGCCTTGCGGAATAATTACCTGACTGTGTCTAGTTAATGTCATTGTAAGCAAATTATACCCGCTTTCTAATTTCTGGTCAACCTCGCAGGCACCTTCGGTCACGTGCCAAAATTCGTGACGGTGTTCGTGACGTTGCATACTTAGGCTAGCACCAGGGTTGACTGTGAGTTCTTTTACTTTGGTCCCTGCAACTTCGTGTAAGATTCTGTAGTAACCCCAAGCACGTTCTGTCTTGGGTGCTCGCCATTCTTGTAAAATCCAACTACTGCTGTTGGTTTTGTTGAACCCACCGACCCCAAATGCAAAAGATACATTATCGTCGTTGACAGTCATTTCTGGTATATTGACATGTGTTCTATCGCCGCCATTGGCAAACACAATCTCAGCGCCAGAGTAAAGCAAACGCACTTGTTCGATGGCATCTCTGGCAGTATCGTCATCGTCATCAAAATCAATCACACTGTCAACTACGCCTAGGCCACGTATGATGGCCTGACGTTCTATGAACGGCATGAATGCACGACCTTTTTTACGTTCAAGCCAGTCATCGCTATTTAGACCAACAATGAGTCTATCACCCAATTGTTTTGCGGATTCAAAGTAGGCTATGTGCCCTGAGTGTAGCGGATCAAAGCCGCCGGTGACAACAACGATTTTCATATTAATTTTTTGACCTATACCAATCTCTGTTGAGCCAAGGATAAACCAGATCTTCTTGGCGTAGATATCCAAAAGTGTTTATACTAGCGATTGCGCTAGGATGCAACAGTTTCATTTCGGCTAGATCGTACAAGCTGGTGGTCGTGGGATCCATTGGTTCAACGGAACTCTTGTAGACTGCCAGGTGCATCCAAGGATCATTGGCTGTTTTCAGCATATAAGCATCGTTGCAGTCAAAACCATTGACCGCCAGCATATAAATCAAATTGCATACAGTGTGATTATGATAACAATAGTTTTCTGTACGATTGACCAAACGATTGTAGGAATATCCAATGTTTTGTGGCAGTATCAATACCAACATGCCATCGGGGGTCATCAATTTGTTCCAGTGACGCAATGTGCCCACTGGGTCAACTGCATACTGAAATGCATCGTGACACCAAATCAAATCCACAGTCTTTGGCAATTTGACCTTGGAGAAATTGTCTTTGATAACTCTAACGTTCTTCATTTTAGACAGGTCGGGTTCAATACGACTGACATCCAAATCGATGGCATAGGTCAGATAGTTTCTGGGTTCAGGAGGGTCGTCTCTGGTTTCTAGTGTGGCCCACCATTCGGCATCCAATCCACGTCCGCAACCCATGTCGGCCACAACTTTTAGACTGTCGAGGAACGTATCAAACTCGTAAATAGCATCCATGGTCCGACGACTATGTGCATGACTTTCTTGTGCTGTTTTAAATTGCGCCATTTTTTAATACTTCTATAACTACAGATTTTTTTAATTCATCAAGCCTGGGTTCCAGCTGATGGCAAGCTTCTGCTATTTCTAGATCTGAACCCCACGCTCGCATACTGTTTAAATGATAGGCCCATTTGCCTGCTGTATCTTTTAATATTTGAATGTCAACTGCGTTCTGACGAGGACGAGATGCCATACAAAGATTGAACTCCTCGAGTAGTATATCTGCACGAGATTTCCAATCCATTATACCGACACATCCTCCATGCCTGCAGTTCTCAAACGAACCACGTGCCCCAACATAAAATTCTTACTGTCAAGGCCTTTCATCATACCCAACCATTTGTTACGCACAAGAGCAACTTCGTTGATGATGGTTTCAAAGTCGATCACTTCGTCTTCGCCATCCACATACTTTTCAGCATCACGACTGGTCAGCGCACGGGCATAACTTTCAAGATATTTCTGGAAATGCTTACGTCGAATTTTGCGTAACTGTATATTTAAGTAATTTAAGATAGCTTCAATTTCCTGTAGCTGATTAAATCTATGCTCTGTGATACCAGGTAGGTTGGCCACCGACCGTTCAACATTGCCTGAGATCTTGCAGTCGGCCTTGGCCGACAGCAGTTCATTCTCATAGTAGTTGATGCAGGCCGGAATTTGGCTTAGATCTGCAACTACACGATTATACCACATTATTCTTCGTCGTAGTATTCGTCTTCGTCTTCACTCATATACTCTTTGAGAGCCTTGGTCAACGGACTATCAGTGGCCGCAAACTCTTTGACCTCAATATCGTTGAGCATATCAACCATGACACTCATTAAGTTATCGGCGGCTTCCTGACGATCTTTGACCGGGATATACTGTTTTAGGATAGTATATGTTTCAATTAAAACATCAACATCTAGGCTCATTCTGCAGTTTCCTCTTCTACTGGTTGTTCTGTGGGTTTTGTTTTATCAAATATGTGTGGGTTATTGGTAATGTCTTTCATGACATGATCCAAGCATCCATCATCATTGCGTTCCCATCCCTTGCGGAACTTTTTAATGATTTCGCCATCGGCTGTAGTATATACCAAGCTGTTGCCTTCCTTCTTTAAAAGTTCTTTGCCTTCGATCAGGTCAGTCAAGCCCGAGTAGGGATTCATACCTGTTTCGTAAGGAATCTTGACCTGCACACTTTCAAACGGTTTGGCATAGCGTGTTTTCATGATTTTGCAGGCAGCACGAATACCTTTTACTTCTGAGATCTTGTTGCCATCTTCGTCTTCTTTTAGTTTCAACTTACGCATGGCAACAACAATAGAGCTAGCATAGATAAAGCCTTGACCGCCGGAGATCTTGTCATCTGGATCAAACATGTCTTGACTGGCGTATGTGTGATTGGTAGCAACCAGGCCGATGTTCAAGTCACCAAACATATTCACACAATTACGTACCAATGCTGTCAGTGCCTTGGGCTTGCGACCCATGTCACCTTTTAGGTCGCCTGCTGTGAACTGATTGACGTCTGTGGGTGTCAACAACATACCCAAACTATCTAACACAAACAACACCTTGGGGCGACTGTCTTCGGGCAGTGCTTTGTACTCTTTGACAAACTCACTGATCATTTTGGCCACATCATCGATCATGGCCATGTTCAGTTTCAATAACTTGTCTTCGCTGGTGTCAACTCCAAGTGCGTGTAACCATGCTTCATCCAAAGCATTTTCAGTGTCAATCAGTATGGGATAGATGCCCTGTTGTTGTGCGTTCTTGACAATATTGCCACTGCAAATAAAACTTTTGCCTGCGCCCGACTCACCAGCAAACACAGTGACCTTGCCCATGGGAATACCTTTGTTGAAGTCTCCGGAGATGAGATAATTTAGTGCATAGTTGTTGGTACCAATCCAATCTGTGGGATCATTAAAGCCAACACTGATACCGTCAATTGCTTTGGTAATGCTTTTTCGAAATTTGCTTACGTCAAATGGTTTAGCCATGATAATTTTCCTTGTATAAATCTTTAAAAATTTCTCTGCTGTCTAGATTTCGTCTTGTGTCAGTTTGTTTCAAATATTCAAAACACTGCGGCAAGTTTTTTTCTACGGGTTGATCCAAGTATGCCAACGCATTACGATATCCATTTTCTAATAGAAATCCGGGCTGTTGATTGATACGTTGAGTCAATTCATCTTTCACAGAGTTTAACACATCTGCGTCAAGATGTCTAATATTTAGGTAGTCTGGCGCCAACAAAGGTTGAATAACAAAACTGTTGTTATGAAATCCCATGCCTTTTAAAAAATCTATACAACCAAACATGGTTCGATAGTTGAGTACCAAATACAACATATTGAATGATATTTTGTGATCTAATTTTTTAATGGCAATCAAGTTATCAAGGAAGTCTTGCCAACGTCCGCCATAACGTATATATTCATATTCTGATTCCATGGTTTCAACACTGACTATCCAATGTACATTTTTGAACTCACAAATCAAATCAAAAATACGTGTATCCACTTTGCTTAGATTTGTGTTTATTCTTAGATTAACATTGGGATTGACCTGTTTTAGTAATTCAAGGAACTCCAAGTTTTCCTTCATCAACAATGGCTCACCGCCTGCCAAGTATACGTGTTTGAGTTGTCCTGCACGGGCAAATACCCATTCTTTGAATGCCTGTTGCTTGAGATCTTCGGGGCGATGAATTTGTATATTTTGTTCACTGGCTATACGACTGCTAAATTGTTCATTGCAATACACACAGGCAAAGTTACACAGATTACTCCAACGAACATCAACTGCGTGTAACGCAAAGTTTGTGGTATCATAAAGGCTTTGATCAACGCCACGTAATTCTTTAAGGTAAAATACACGATCGCTTATGATGTCTAGATTATTCTTTTGTTGTTCTAGGTCATAACACGGATCGCACCGACTGAACTTTTGACCCGAGTGCATATCTGATTTGATTGCGTAATCTTGTGCCAATATTTCTTCTATGGTGTTATCTTTTAAATTACCAATTGGTTTGGAGCTACGAATACAATTCTTGACCGCACCGTCAACATTGTACATGATACTTGTCCAAGGCACGGGACAAAATGCACGGTTGGTCAGATATTCTTTGGTGTTCATTGCTCGTTGACATTCAATGCTAGTTCTGTGACCTCTAAGTTGGGTTCTGCCGCTTCCAATATGCGAATCACTGTTGTGGCCCATTCATCAACATTGGCTTTTTGTATATCAATGTTTCCTACAAATTGTGTAGCAACAGCACCAGGTTTGATTAAGGTGAGTTTGGGCCATGTCTGCAGGAATCTAAGTTGATGATGTGTTTCTTCCAGTGCTTTCTTTTGTACTCTATATGTCAAGGGCACTAAACCAGGCACTGCACTTATTGGATGCGAAGTCATGATGGTACTGATGTTTATAATGCGTTTGTTGGGAACATCTTTCCATAAACGATAAACTTCGACCAATAATTCAGTTTGTGCAAATCCAACCTGTGCGTTATTTATAAACCAATCACAAGGCTCAATCATGGCTGCTACTTTGGGTACACTTCTAATATTGTATCCGTTACGTCTATCGAGTCCCACAATCTCGTGACCCTGTTCGGCAAATACTTGAGCAAAGGCCTGGCCAATGCCTGCTGAATGTCCTGTTATTGCAATTTTCATTTTAAAATATCCAATGGTTCGTTATGGAATGTGAAGCTGGCCACAATTCTTGGAGTATTGGCACCTGCCAACATTTCTACACTGTGCGGAATTTGTGAATTGAACACTATGGGTTGGTTCATGCCAATCAGTTCTGCTACCATACTATCATCAATGTACCAACGATTGGCCCAATGTTCTGTGTTTGATACTGGTATATTTACTTTGGCAATCACCGGAGGTTCATCAACGTGTTTGGGGAGATGGTTATTGGTCTCCACAATAGTTATGGCAGCGTGTCGTGGAATCAATTTGTTACGTTTAAAAAAGTCAAACAACTCTGGTGAGTGTTTCAATACTGATTGAAGATCAATAAAGTGCCAACCAAATTGATTGGTGGTCAATAGTTCTGTTTCAGTCTTAAGAAAATCATATATGCTGGCCGAAATAACATCAATGTTGTCACAAGGCAGTACAGCATAACATCGGTATGTCATAACATGCCTCTTAGATGTTTTTGTTCAAATACAAATTCATCAATCTGAGATTGGTTGTCGGGACCTGTGGCCACCTGTCCGGGCAATACATGCCTGTGTGCTCTTGTCCAAGAATTTGAATATTTGACGTTCAATACTGCTGGATCGTGTAGTAGTGCATATGAATGTGCTAGATTGTGATCTTTGACAAAACGCAGTATGTTATCAAAATCGCCTATGTTCAACGCACTCACTGTGGTCCAGGTATTTAGATCTTGTATGCCCATGTGTTTGTATGTCATCAGGTTTGTGTAGAACTTGTCCCATTTGATGGGCCAACGAATAAGATCGTGCATTTCTCCTATGCCATCCAAACTCACTGTGACAGTCACGTGTACGCCACGCTCTAATAAAGAGTCAATCTCTGATATAATCAACGAACAGTTGGTATTGATTCTAACACTACGCACCGAAGGTGGAATATTTTTGAGTATGTCTCGGTAATTTTTACTGGCACTGGGTTCTCCGCCGCTGATGTCCAAGTGTACCACACGATCCAATGGCAGATTCCAAAAACTTTCACTGTTATCAATGGTGTAATATTTGCCGGTGTGTGCGACCAAACTACCAATCTTTGTACTGTGATTGGCATTACAGGTCAAGCAGGCACTGTTGCACACATTGTCCAATACTCCGCCCACAATTAGATAGTCTTCACGAGTTTGTTTTTTGTCAAATTCTATAGCATTGAGTCTGATACTGGAGCCATTGATTTGTTCTGTTTCTTTGCAACGAATGCATTCCTTGGGAAATACATCGTCAACGAAACTTTGTTTGACATTTTTCAACCAATGGCTATTGTTCATATTTGCAAATGTGTTGAATCGCGGAGCAGAGACCATATGGCCACATCGACCCATGGTTCCGTCAGTATTGAATCTTACAAAATGATCTAGTCTAGGACACTGCATAAATCTCGTGAACGTTGTATTACTTCTCTATATATGTCTGGATACTTAGCCTGTATAGTTTTTATTATGGTAGAAAACGATACTGTTCTGCCAAGTAGGTCTTGGGTCAGCACTTTATCAATTTGACAATAGAATTGTATTTTGGGATGATCCAAGTCAATGCCAGGATTGATTGCCGATGCTGGATTACTAATTTCGGGTATGAGTTCTCGTAATTGTTCCAATGGACTAATTGTGATACTTGGCTGTGCAAATCTTTGTAGATTGACCAACCAATGGAATTGCGGACAAAAATGTCTATTCAAAAACAAATGATTTTGTACCAAGGCAATCGTGGTCTTTGAATCGTAATCGGGATTGTGATTTAAAAATGTCTGTAATCCGGTGAAAAATCTTTCAACAGGATCACGAACAAATATTTCTACATTGGTGAGCTGAGCCAATTCCTCTTGAGCCAATACTCTATATCCTTTTTTGTACAAACTAGTACTGCCATTTTTGAATATAGGATAGACATACCGCTGTGAAGGTACTATTTCTAATACTTCACAGCGGTCAGGAAAAATAATGTTATCAAGTTGTGATAACACCAAATGCCTTAGGTTGTCTTACGATTGCGGATCATTGCCAGGATATCTGCTGCCTTGTCGCTGGTGGGCTTGGCGGCTGTCACAACTGGCGCAACAGCTTCTGCTGGCTCGTCATCAACATCAAAAGGAGGAGTTGAATCAACAACTGTCAACCTGGGTGCTGGTGCTGTGGCAGATGGGCTGGGTACTGCTGGTGCAGAGTCGCCACGATCGTTGCCACCAAAGCCCGCAGGCTTGAAGTATTGGCTCCAACGATCTGGATCGTATGGCTGACCGTCAACACTTGCTTCGAACATTTCTTTGATGACTTTCAATTCAACTTCGCCGGGACGCTTGGGTAAAAAGTCGCTGAGATTGTACAAACCAAATTGATCAATAGCGCCTTGTTCTTGGCTGGTCAATGCTGACTCCTTACGTGCCCAGGTACTGGTGCTGTAGTCAGCATAGCCACCTTTACTGGTTTTCTTGACGTTGAAATCAAGACCACCTGTGTAGTCAGTTGGTAAGTTTTCCATGTCTGGATCCATCAGGGCGTTCTTGATCAAGTTAAAGATCTGTGGGCTGATGATGAAACGACGGATTGGATTCTCAGGAGACTTGTCATCGCTGAGAGGATTGTCACGCACAAAGCCTTGGAACAAGTATGATTTCTTTTTCCAGTACTTACGACCCATATCTTCCAATGCTGGGTCTTTGAACCAGGTGCGTACTTCGGCCAATACTGGACAAGCGTCACCCCACATTTCAACGCAAGGAACTTGTACAATAACAGGCTTGCTGTCTGCTTGACCTTTGATGCCAGCAAATGGCAATTTGATCATTGCACGTTCGATCCAGAAGAATGAGTTTTTGTTGTCTGCGTCAGGCAGGAAGCGTACTCGGGCTGTTGAGCCTTCTGCAATGTTCCAGTGAGCGTAAATGGCGTTATCGCCTTGACTTTGGCCGCCGCCTTGACCGCGACCTTGTTGAGCTTGTAGTTTTGCGCGAATTTCTGCTAAAGATGTTGCCATGATGATTTCCTTTATAAGTTAAGATGGTCTTTAAATGCCTAGATATACTCTAGCACCCTGCTAGTGTATAACAAATGTATTTATGATGTCAAGCGATTTTTTATATTTTTTATTCAAAAGCCACTTGTTCAAAATGCTTTCGATTGTGTTCAAAAACGGGCATCATTGCTATGTGCATTTGCTGTAGTTGAGCTACAGACATCTGTGCCAGTCTGTCAATTTCGAGTTTGATGGCGTCAAGACGATCTCGGGTATTGGCAATGGCATCATAGGTTTCGTTGATCCACGGACCAAATGTTCGGAATCCTCTTTGCTGTAGATATTTTAAACTTCCGACTCCTGCCAACAATAAAAATGGTTTTCCTAAATGAAAATTCTTGACAGTTTTTTCTGTAAAAAATCGATTGCTGTGTACATCGGTTTCGGCCACCACTTCTATAAAATAATTTCGATAATGTTGTTCTATGTGTAATAGACTATCTTGCCAGCCAACCGAACCGTAATTTGGTTTGAAATCCAACGACAATAATTCGTGTTCACTGTACCATTTGGACTCATCTTGAAATTTATCAGCAAAGCAATTACTCAAATGTAGCGGGCCGCCACCATAAGAAATTATGCTGTCTGCTTGGTATTGATACAAGTGTTGATACAATTTAAATCTAAATAAATCTTGGCGTCCATATAGGCCAGCAAACTTTTTAGTATACCGATTAGTAGACATTGGCAACTTACTGATGCAATGATAGACTTGACTGCACCATGAGGATAGACTATTTAAAAAAATAGTAGTTGTATTTGGTATATTGCATTCTTCATACGAGTAAACAAAACATGAATCTTTGTCTAAATTTAATTCTTTTACAACTTGTTGAACTATTGCTTGTCCGTTGGATATTATAGTATTGGCGCCATCCCTGATCAAAAATACAACTTTGAAATTTTTGAATTCTGACATGGTATATATGAATTCGTTTAACCCTTGAAAATTGTACCGTCTATCAAAAAGTCCATCAAAATTTACAAACACATAATCTGCATACGGAATAATACGATCTTCAGTATGCGGAAAATTTTGTAATATGTGCTTGATTTCTTGCGTAGTCTCTGAAATGTTTTTCATTTTTTATTAGCCGAGGTAGTAGTGTTTGATAAAGATCAGACCAGTTTTGATCTTTGAACTCTAGCAATGTGTCTATTATTAATTTATGATGTTCTTGTATGGTGTTTGATTGTTTTATCTTGTCCACTGGAAATATGTCAGCAAAGCAATCAAATCCTGCTTGTTCAAGCCAGCTATATATACGGTAATCTCCATTTATAATAAAAGGACGTAGCCCCACAATAGGTTTAAAAATTTTTTCACTTAAAAATACGTGTGGGCCATTGAATTGTGTTTCGCTGACAATGTTGATAAAAGATCTGCGCCAAAGATCAATTTGTCCTAGACTATAAACATCGTTGGGTATTTCTAATTCGCCACCGACATCATATGCACCAAAATCTTTATAGTCGTCAATGGCATCGCCAACTGAATATTGACCGGCCAGTGTGACACAACCAAGATCAATCAAATCACTGATTTCGAGCTGTTCGACCAATTGTAGTCTGTGGTGATGTGGTTTTCTATTGTAGTTGAGATACAGATAATCAAACCGGTCAGGCAATACATCTTCTCTGCTGTATTCTTTGAAATGTTTTAAACAGGCATAGGCCCAGAAGTCATATTTTATGCCCTCAGTAACGTACCCAAATGTACAAACACGCCCATGAAATTGGTCTTGTTGATGTTCGATATCGCCCATGGGATCTGTAAGACTGCAGAGTACAGTTAGCGATGGGGCAAATTGATTGATGTAGTCTACAACTGCCTGTGGTTCGTACCACGATGGAACAACAACTGCTGTGGTATTGTTTGGGTATAATTCATTTAATCTATGAGCCAATAGGTCAACTGTTGCTCGTTCAAGACCTCCCGCGGTCCAATGCGGATTGAATCCTCCGTAGAGAATTTGGCAACGACCAATTTGAGTTCGTCCTGCCCATTCAGGTAACATGATTTATCGTAAACCGGCCAACATCTTTATAAGTGCCAGGCTGTCTACACTTTCTTGAGTGGGTTGTATTTGAGGAACAGGGGTAGCAGGTGCCACAGTTTGATTTGGCACAGGTGGTTGTTCTGGGGTAGTGGGTGGTTGTAGTGCTGTACGATACTTGGCGGCCAGCTCTGGATTATGTTCATCTAACCAAGACAAAACTTTGATCCTGGCATCAGCTTCGGGGCCTTGTTCGTCAGCAAGTTCTTTGAACTCACGTTCTAAATCTTCATCACCAATGATGTCGGTCATTGTGGCAATAGCATTTAGACCATCTTGTCCTACTTCAAGCGGAGTTTTCATGATCTCGTCAAGATCATAATTTTCATCTTCAGTGTCGGGTGAGTCCCAAGTATCTTCATCAACTTGGTTGGCCCACGTGGCAAATTCTTCGGCCATGGCAGTTTCCATTGCCACCTGTTCTTTTTGGTATGCACGATACACATAGGGCAGTGCTTCATTGAAACGATCGTCATAGATCTTCTTAACAAAACGTTCACGTAGACGATCCACGTCCACAGTATCTTCCACCGGTGCTTCAGGAATCCAGGATTCAAAGTAACTACGATACCCACGGGAGCCACGCATTTGACGTAACAAGCGTTTGTCTTGATCGTAATGCTTTAGGGCACTATGCACCATGTCCTGTGT